CGGTGTTTTGAATATCTAAGAATACATTTTCTCCGGGATCCAACGCATGACCGAATGATGAACCAATCAATCCTGACGTATTGCCAATATAAACAAAGTCAGTATTTGTTGAAAGGGCTTTAATGTTGATTCCTGCTGTGCAAGTATAGCCTGCAGAATCCATTTGAACCACGGCAGAAGATGTCATACTTTTTCTTCCGGTTTTAAAAGCAGTAGGTCTTCCAACGCCTAATGCAGTAAAATCGGTTCTCAAACCAACAACTTGACCATAAATATTTGTCATGCCGGTCAATATATTGGTATCATTTATGCCTACCGTATTACCAACCGTTACGGCAACTGCGGTTGCTCCTGATAGACCAACAACAGTTACGGTCGAAGGTATTGTTGCGCTTATAGTAGCACCGCTTACATTTACGTTTAAGGCACCATTTGTATAACTTAATGATGCTCCTTTATTATCAACTAGATGGGCGTATATGTAAGTTATTCCACCGGGGCCGTGAACAGAAATGGAATCGTTTGTCTTGGAAAGTGGTATTCCACCAGTAATTTCAATTCTAGAACCTGTGTGTGTAGCTACATAAACTGGAGATGCAGTAAGACCGGTTACAGCAACGGTTCCCGATACGGTAACAGGGGTAGAACCGCCACCTTCTACTTTAATTGTTCCAGTGAATCCAGACACCGTAGCGGTTAGTCCACCACCTACAGTTACTGGGAGGGGAAAGCTGGAATTTACCATAGTTGCAACGCCATCAACACCGTATGCCAACTTAATCATTTGATAATGACCAGTAATACCACCACTGCTGACGTAATCAGTAGCAATATTTGCAGTTATTCCTGATGTAGAAATTTGTAATGTATCAGATGTTGATCCCATATTGTCCTCTAAATAGTTCTAGAATATTTAGGTGAAATTAATTATTGAGTCTTTCAATTAATATGGTATGATTAATTATGTATATAGATGAATCAGCAAAAGAAAAATTTTCAAATAAAATAATAGATAGAGTCAAGTTGACACGGTTGTCTTTTATGGAGTGTGTTTTGGAGCTTTCGGAAGAAATGGGATTAGATCCAACGGCAGCTGGAAAACTTTTAACCAAACCATTAATAGAAAAAATTCAAATGGAAGCTCAAACCTTAAATTTAATTAAAAAATCAAAAAATAAAAGATTGCCTATTGACTAAAGCAATCCGCATGTTATATTGATTGTAACTAAGGCCGAGGTAGTTCCTCGGGGAAAGAAACATATGGCAAATTTTTCAGACTTTAAGAAGAAGAGTAAGAACTCAGTCGCATCCCTAACCGAGCGTCTTGACAAGCTCACCTCCAAGGAGAGTTATAAAGATGAGCGTATTTGGAAGCCCGGTATCGATAAGGCTGGTAATGGATATGCGGTAATTCGATTCCTCCCTGAAATTAATGGTGAAGACAGCCCGTTTGTGGCTGTGTATAGCCATACCTTTAAAGGAAAGGGTGGTTGGTTCTACGAGAACTGCCCGACGACCATTGGTGAAAAGTGTCCTGTCTGTGCGGCAAACACAGAACTTTGGAATAGTGGTCTGGAGGATGACAAAAATATTGCACGGAGCCGTAAGCGTAAGCTGACGTACATTTCCAATATTTTGGTTATCGAAGATCCAGCTAACCCAGAAAACAAGGGTAAAAACTTCCTGTACCAGTACGGTACCAAGATCTTTCAAAAGATTCAGAGCCTTGCTCACCCTGAGTATAAGGATGAGGTTGCGGTTGATCCATTTAACTTCTGGACTGGTGCTGATTTTAAGATCAAAATTCGAAATGTTGGTGGTTATGTAAATTATGATCGTAGCGAATTTGCATCTCCTGCTCCGCTCTTTGGAGGGGACGATAAGAAGCTAGAAGAGCTCTGGAAGAAGCAGTACTCTCTCAAGGAGTTTACGGACAAAAGCCAGTTCAAGAGCTACCAGGAGCTACAGGAGCGGCTTAAAAAGGCAACCGGCGACGATATCCGAGCACAGTTTACATCATCTAAGACAGTTGAAGATGATGTTGAAGAAACTATTTCAGAAGAAATTGAAGAAAAAGATCCTCTTAAATATTTTTCAGAGATGGATGAAAGTTAAAAAAAGCTCCCGAAAGGGAGCTTTTTTTATGCCCAGTTAGGCAAATTTGTTGCTCGGTTAATTCTATCTAAAAAAACCAAATTTGTTGGGGGTATAGTGGGCATTTCATCACTTTGATTTGCATTATATGGGTTTGTATTCGCAACATTAGATATGTATTGGCCTAAATTTTCTAAAACTGGAGAAAGTTCTTTTTCCATAACATTTTTTATTTGTTTTGAAATATCTTGGTTTTGATTTTGATTCATGTTTAATGATGCATTAATTAATTGTGAAGATGCCAATATGTTTGGTGCACTGTCAACTCCTCTAATATTTTCTTGGCCAATCAACGCTGTGCTTGAAATCTGTGGAGATGTTGGCTGAACAGAGTCTGAAACTATAGGCATCGGTGAGGATTCTATAGTTGGTGTGTTTAAAGTACTTGGATTTAAATTTTCATTTTTAAACGGCGTAGGATTAAAGGAATTTAAATTATATCCTAAAGAAGATTTGTCCAGTTCAATTGGACTAAAAGAATTTGTTTTTAAAAAATCAGATGTAAAACTTGGAAGTCTTATATCAGCACTACTACGTATAGGCTCGCTGTTGTTATCTAAGCTTGGTATTTTTTCACTAAAAGCAGCAGATTCCGCTTTTAAATTTAGTTTTACTTTATCGGATTTCATCTAAGTTGATCCTGAAATTCTCTTTCTTTTTGTCTGTTTAATTGATCTTGATTGAAGTCGATTAATAACTTTATATATATTTCTCTTTCCCACAAATACATGTTTTCCATATCATCTATTTTTAAATTTAATTGTTTAATTAAATTAAAATTAGTTTTATAATAATCAACTAAATCAAAATATTTTAACGAAAGGTAAAAAAAGTAAGTGTCCCAGCGACCTCTCCTTCTTTTTCTTTATATTCTATAAAAAGAGTAGGCTCATTTAAAATAAAATTATTTAATTCTTGAATACATTTAATTGGTAAATTATCTAAAATTTCTTTTATATCATTTGATATGTATTTTTTTAAATCGTATAATTCATTTTTTATTAATACTTTTTTGATGCAAAGTTTTTGATAATTTTCTTCAGAAAATGTTTCTAAATTTAAAATATCAGATATAGTAGGTGTCTGCAACACTACGGATACATGATCTAAAACATTTAGGGTATTTGATTGAATTTTATTTTTTGTTTTTATATCAGATATGTTTATTTTGCAAGGCTCCCCATTTATTATTAAATTTAAAACTTCATCTATGCTTTTTGATCTTATTTGTAAAAATAAATATTCAGCATCCGCTAAACATAATTGCTCTGGATTTTTTAAATTTGTATTGTTTTGTAGGCATTGTATTAGTGCGTTTAAAGATAATTTTTTGTCATCTTCTTGTAATACTATTGATATGTTTTTTAAATCTTTTACTTTAAACGGAGAATAATTTACCTTTTGTTTACTAAAAGGTAAAAATGTTTCATAAACTGGTAAAAAATTTTTAATTTGATTTACTAATTCCATTATAATCCTTAAACTATAGACATTTTTCTGTAATTAAATGTTATTTGATATGTTAAAAATTTATCCACACTTGCCATATTTAATTCTAGGGGGAGTGCTTCAATTGGATATACTTCTGAAAAATAAAATCTTTTTACTGTACTTCCATTTAAATCTAATAAACTTATAAGCATTTGAACTTCTTGAACAGCTTCATCATAGTACGGTACAGCAAAATTTGTTTGACCGGTTGACGTTTGTCCATAAAGATAATCAAACCATCTATTAAATAGATCCAATACCCAAGGATTACCAGTAACTGGCAAAACGGCCATAATGCCACCAACAAATCTTGTAGACTTTGGAACCATTCTGCCATAACCATATCCACTCAAAGCATCATAAGTTACATCTGTTGTCCTGGCACCAAAATTTACTGCCCCGGAAAATAGTGTTATTAGACTTCCAGATCCTTGGGGTATTGTAACATTTTGTCTTACCTGCGATGGAATGTTTATTAAATCTATTTGATATCTATTTGGTCTTTGGAGACCATTATTTGTGTCAATATATGATTTTAAAGTTTGTATTGAGTTATTTGGCATTATTAAACAATTCTCTTTCTGTTAGTAATTTAAATTCTATTTTATTTTTGTCACAAAAAGATTTTGCAGCATTCCATTTTGCAGTATTTACTGCCCATGTAATTTTTTCATTTTTTGTCGCATTTTCTTTTAAATATGTTTGTTTTCTCGGTTTAACCTCTATTAACCAAATTTTTTTTTCCTCACCAACAACAAATTCTACTAAAAAATCAGGATAGTAGTTTCTTATTTTTTGATCTATTGGGCTAACGTAAGGGATAACTATTTCTTCAAAAGCCCATTTTACTATTGACCGATTTTCATCAAAAAATTTACAAACATTTCTTTCCCATAACGACCTACAGTTAATTTTGTCTGGGTTTCCAATATATTTTAATTTATTTTTGGGTATGAATTTAGTACGATAGGCCATTATAAAATATTTATGAAAAGCATAAATATTAAAAATGGCATATTTTCAATATCCAGTATCCAGAGCATACGCAGAAATTCCTTTGTGGATAAATTTTTTTGTTGCACCTTATTCTTTAATTAATGTTGAAAGAACAAGGCCAGGAATAATATCAAATAGTTTTCACCAAATACGTTTACCTTTACCTAAAGAACCTGGTTATAGTGTAATCCACCAGTTTGGAGAAGGACAAAATCCTGTTGGACCAGTACTTTCCATGGCAGGAATGCAAAACAGTGGTGGTGAATCTAATTTTGGAACTCTTTTTTCTAGAGTAATGGCTCCTATTTCATTTTTTGCGGAAAGACAATACGCCACAACAACATACAGAAGATTTTCAAATATAACAGAATTAACCATGGTTTCTGAAGCAAGAAAATCTTATTATTTTGAATATATTTTTGTTCCAAAAAATCAAGAAGAGACTATTCAGGTTAGTAATATAATTGGAACTTTTAGAAAATCCTCTTATCCAACAGTTGCAGGTTTACCAGAAAGAACTTATCCCCAAAATCTTTGGAGTCTAGTATGTACAAATTCTTTTGGATATGATAATGGATTGTCTGGGGATTGGTTTGGTGAACCTCTCCCATGTGTTTTAAGCGGAATGTCAGTAAAACACGCAGATATAAATGATCCAGTAGTAAGATACTTACCCAATTTGACTTCGGCTGCAATAATGGTTGGTTTAAATTTTACAGAGTTTGAAACAGGAACATATGTACCATTTGCAAATGCAACGTGGTCTAAATCAGAAATATCATCTTATTATTTTCCATGAAATATTTTGAAAAAATACCAAAATTTACTTATGAAACTACAATAGGTAGTTTTACGATATCTTACCCATATTCATATTATGAATTTAATTATGATTCGATAAGAATACAAGATTATTCTTGTGACAATAAAAGTACTTTACTAGAAGCTGCGGCAATTGTATACGGAGATCCAAATTCAATTTGGGCATTTTTATTGTCAAATCAAACAATAAATCCATTTGCATTGCTTGCTACTAACGTAGAAATATTTCAAAAAGACAATCAAAATAAATTATCAATTGGAATGCTTCCTCCCGGCGGTTCAAGTTTGGCCGATAATATTAAACCCAAAAGCATTATAGTTGAATCAAAGGCAAATAGTTCAGCAGATCCAGCAAATTTTGGTTCTACAGGTGGATTTGATTTAGATGGAAACTTTACAATTGTTGAAGCCCAGAATACTTATGATAAAAAAATAAAAATAAAACCAATAAAACAAGTTAACCCAAACGACAATTGGAATATTAGTGCAATTTCTGCAGATCAATTAAAAACTTTTACCTTTAACAAAATTGAAGGTTATGAAAAATCAACATATACATATTCAACAAGTAATAAAATTTTGTACACAAAAGAAGAATCATTTTCTGAAGTAAAACAAGATTCTAAAATATTTCAAGCAAAACTTGAAAATATTGAAACTTCATTTGCTCCGAATTCTATTGATTATAATCAAGAAAAAAATATTATATTAGAAAATAAAAATATAAAAAGTTTTCTTCCAAGCGAATTAAATAAAGTTTTGGCCAATTTAACTACAGTAAAATACTCATAATTATGAAAAACAAATTTTCAAATCCTTTTCATTCGTCTTTAATTGGAATTTATTTAGAAGATTGGGACGGAGCAAAAACAAATTTTGAATCAGAAGTACAGGTTTCTGTTGATATTTTAAATCAAAATTCTTTATGTCAATTTCAAAGATTAGAATTGGATAACAATATATATGAATTATATCCTTCGGGTGCATTAATAGTAAAAGATCTCGGAGATATAGTTTCTTTTATAGAAAATAATTATATTGTATCTGTAAAATTAAAATTTGAAGATCAAAGTGTATTGGATTGTAATATTACAAGTGTTTCATATCTTAATAATGCTGCTTCAAACACTGAAAAAAGCATAGTTTCAATTAACTTATCTAATTCTTTTTATAAATTTTCACAAGAACATTCCTTGGTATCACAGATGGGACGACAACATCCCAAACTTGACACTATTCATGATTTTATAAAATCTTATGGGCAAGGAGTTTTAGATGTAGAATTTGGTAACAGCACACCAGCAATAGGAATATGTGATGATACTGATAATTATGTTTTATACAGGCCTTTAAATCCAGATGAAAATAAAACAGAAGTGCCATCAGATGACCCATTTCAATACATGTTATATTTGAGTTCAATGGCAGTATGTCCAACCTGGTTTAAAAATGTTTTTACATATGGCGACAAATTTAATCCAAGATACTTTTTTTGGACGGAATTTGGAAATTATATTAATTTAAAATATATAGGCGAATATGCCGAAGAAGAATATTCAAATAGGTACGATGTAAAAGAAAAAACAAATAGTAAAAATTTACGTTATGCTGTTTATACGGGCGATATTCCAGAAATTGAGACCGATTCAAAAGACGGAAATAGAAGAATATTTAAAAAAATATATTATTACAGAAATGATCCTATATTACAATATATTTCTAAAAATTATTATTATACAAGAGTAGTTCCAAAATTTTTAGATGAATTAACTTATACAAATACTGAAAATAAAAATCGTATTCGAGGTTTATCGGCTGCAAATAATAATGAATTGCAAAAATTAATTCAAAAAGAACTTATTACAGATCTTAGTCTTTATAATTTAGATGATGGATCAAAATATAATATTGAAATTATTGGATCAAGTGGAGTTATAAATGGAATAACAGCGGGTGCGTCTGAACTGCGTTACGATAGACATTGGGGTTATTTTGATGAAAAAACAAGTTTAAATGAGTCTAATAAAAGTGCTTTAATAAGTTCGGAGTATGGTTTATCAAAAATATATTCATCATTTAATTATATGGGTTTAACAGGAATTATGAATTATGTTGATACCACAGAAATGTGGAAAAACATGTGGGATTTTACACCCATACACCCCAATACACCAAATGAAGCATCGGGGCTTACAAATCCCGCTCAAATGAATTTACAAAAATTAATAAATTTGAGATATAATGTTATAAAGGGAAATACGTTTACAAATGAAAATTTAGAATTAATAAGAAAAATAGAAAAACAAAATTTTATAATGTATAATTTATGTTGTATTGGTACCAATGATGAAGATGAATCGTTTTTTGCTGAACTCGAAACGTATGAGAGAGATCCCGAAAGACCTTTAATTTGGGCTTATTCTTGGAAAGAATTGATTTATGATGGTAAAACT